GTTTATCCCCCTCCTACACGTATGCGGGGGCGCGCGCCCCCGTGAAAGATACACCGGGAAAACGTCCACCACGTCCACCACGTCCACCGGAGCCAGGAAATCCGGGGGTTACAGACGGTGGACGTTCCGGTGGACGTCAAAACGAACGTCCACCGATCACAAATCCACCCGACTGGCTAAAGGAGATCCCGTGATGATCACCGCCCACACCACACAGCAAGCAAAGGAGAAACCAAATGGATAAATCGAATGTGATCAAGCCGAAGGCAGATGCCAAGGTCATGACGGTCCTTACCCTTGATCTCGGCACCAAAACCGGGTGGGCCCTGCATGGATCAGACCGGGCCATCACCAGTGGCACTGTCGAGTTCAAGAACGACCGGTGGCAAGGCGGTGGTATGCGTTTCCTGCGGTTCAAGCAATGGCTGACCGAGATTAAACAAATGGCTCGAGGTCTGGACGCTGTTTTTGTTGAGGAGGTTCGCCGCCACATCGGCGTTGATGCTGCTCACGCTTACGGTGGGTTTTTGGCCCATGTCACCGCCTGGTGTGAACATCATCAAATTCCTTACGAGGCCGTTCCCGTCGGCACCATCAAGCGCCATGCCACCGGTAAGGGCAATGCCAACAAGGATGTGATGATCGCAGCCGCTCGCAGTCGTGGCTTCGATCCAACCGATGACAACGAGGCTGATGCTTTGGCCCTGCTGGGCTGGGCACAGGATCATCGCATGGGAGGTGTGTCATGAGCAGTAACCTTCTGAATATTGCTGCCACCACGGTCGCAGAACGCCATGAGCAATACGGCAGTGCCAAGCCGTTATTCGATCACATTGCCAAACGCTGGTCGCTGGTGCTGAGCACCGAGGTCACCCCAGCGCAGGTGGCGTTATGCCTGATTGACCTCAAGATGGCCCGGCTGGTACACACCCCGAACCATGATGATTCCATCATCGATGTGGCAGGCTATGCCGCCTGTCTCAAGGAGGTGCAATCATGAAATGGCATCCCCGAGGTTATGGCGGCAATCGCCGTCCTCCTGACCAGGTCAAACGTGATGGCTGGCAGGACCAGGGCATGCTGGCTGTGTCGGTTGAAGATGACCGGCTGACCTGGCCAGAGAAAGAACTGATCCGCCAGTTGGGTGAAAAACTCTATGGCAGGCGACGAGACCGTGTGGAGAACCAGCATGATTGATTGGACACCATCCCAGGTGGAGGATCGTCTAGAGGAGGCCGCCGACGTGCTTAAACGATTGCCCGAGCAAAAGGTGCAAGGGTATTTCAACGTCTGGCCCGAGATGGTCCAGAGTTTTGCTGACAAGGTCGGTCAAACGCCTGAGCCCATGCGCCGCCCTCCACCGTCACCCGCATCGATATCTCGCATGGACGAGACGTTGGCGTGGTTGAATCATCTGGACGCAGAGGATGCTCGTTTGGTTTGGATGCGGGCCGAGAGAACGCCGTGGAAGGAGATCTGCTGGCGCTTTGGGGTTAGCCGGTCTACGGCAATACGGCGGTGGCATTTTGCGCTCAGTGTCCTTGCCCTTCGGCTTAACGGCCAGCGTGTGCCCACGAAGCGATCCCGGTCGTTTGTGATCAGGAGCGCTCGAAGGCTGTCAATAGAAATCGTAAAGTGACACACTTTTTGGTGACACATCGCAAGGTGAGACAGATGCCGAAAATAGGGCTATATTTTCGTCAGACTTGGGAAAAACGCGCCCGGAGAAACCCCTGGGATGCCCCGCCCCGCTAACCCTTTGATATATTGGGTCCTTCCTGGCCGATATCCTATACGGGGGGCTTTAGCGCGGCATATCTCTACCGTCGCAACCTAAAACTTACTTGACAATCGCTTGACCGGCTAACGAAGAAACCGCTGTTTTCTACGGGTTTTGGCGCATCTGAGGTCGAGAAATTGTCAAGTGAGCTGTCAACCCGCCCTTCATTTGTCAAGCAAGCCTCCAAGCCGTTCCACCATTTTGGGTGTGAGCGGTTTTTGTCTTTTAGCGGAACATCATGAATCTCAAAATCGAACACATACCGGTCGATCAACTGGTCCCTTACGTGCGTAATGCACGGACCCATTCTGACGAGCAAGTCTCTCAGATCGCAGGGTCTATTGCCGAGTTTGGTTTCGTCAATCCGATCCTGGTGGGCGACGACAATGTGATCATCGCAGGCCACGGTCGTTTGATGGCTGCCCATAAAATGGGGCTTGAGAACGTGCCCGTAATTTATCTATCCCATCTGTCCGAGGTGCAACGTCGGGCGTTGGTTTTGACAGACAACAAATTGGCTGAAAACGCAGGTTGGGATGAAGACCTGCTGCGCCTCGAACTGGAGGATCTTCAGGCTGAGAATTTTGACCTTGAGCTAACGGGATTTGATTTTGATGAGATTGATCGGTTGTTGAATGCCGATACAGAGCCCGCAGGAAACACTGACGATGACGACATACCAGAAACGCCTGAAGAGCCGATTTCAAAACCGGGGGATCTTTGGTTGCTTGGCAATCATCGCCTGCTTTGTGGTGACGCCACTGTTCTGGGTGATGTTGAGCGGGTGCTGGACGGCGGCCTTGCCGATCTGACCTTTTGTGATCCGCCATACAATGTGGATTATGCAGGCGGGGCCAGTCGCAAGACGGATCGCCGTATTGAAAATGATAACCTGGGCAATGCGTTTGAAGCGTTTTTGTATGACGCCTGCGTCAACATTGTCAGTGTAACCAAGGGCGGCATTTATATCTGCATGTCATCGTCGGAACTGCACACGTTGCAAAAAGCCTTCGTTGACGCCGGGGGCCACTGGTCGACCTTTATCATCTGGGCCAAGAACAGATTTACGCTGGGTCGGTCTGATTACCAACGCCAGTACGAGCCGGTTTTGTATGGCTGGAAAGAAGGCACGGATCACTTTTGGTGCGGAGCCCGAGACCAGGGGGATGTGTGGTTTATCGACCGGCCCCACAAAAACGATTTGCACCCGACCATGAAGCCCGTGGCCTTGGTGGAACGCGCCGTGCGTAATTCTTCGAAGTCCCGTGACATCGTGCTTGATCCATTTGGTGGGTCAGGCACAACGCTGATCGCTTGTGAAAAAGCGGGGCGAAGCGGCAGGCTTATAGAGATGGACCCAAAATACGCAGACGTCATTGTCAAACGCTGGCAGGAATTTACCGGGCTCAAAGCAACGCTGGACGGCGATGGTCGGGCGTTCGGTTAATCGGGATCGACCGATGACAGGATGGCGGAACATAAATGCTGATCAGTCAGGCCGAATATGCCAGAAAACGTGGCGTGTCGCGCCAATATGTGGGCCAGATGGTTGCCAAGGGCATCATTCAGCTCGTCGACAAAAAGGTGGATGTGGATCAGGCCGATGTTGCCCTTGCGGCGGTTCGGGATCCGGCCCGAGCCGAGCGTCGCCCTAAACATGACGAGGCTGCCCCTGTTCCGGTGCCGGGTGCTGGCGGCAACCAAAGTGCAGCATATGCGCCAACGTTTACTCAATCCAGCAACGACCTGCCGACCTTGCTGCTTAAAACCCGCATCAAGAGCGAAGTCGAGCGGGCCAAGCTTCTCGAGATCAAGGCCAAGGTTGAGGCTGGCAAATACGTGGATGCCGACGATGTGAAACTGGTTGCCTTCAACAAGGCTCGAGTTGTTCGAGATGCATTGATGAATATCCCTGAACGTCTGGCCGCCGTGCTGGCGGCGGAGACCGATACACAACGGGTGCATAACATGTTGATGACAGAACTTCGTACGGCGCTGGAAGAATTGTCACGGTGATCCCAAGCGCGTCTAAAGTTTTTGGCACGGCCTTTGACAACGGCCTGCGCCCAGACCCGTTGTTGACGGTTTCTGAGTGGGCCGACCAGCACCGCCGATTGTCAGGCAAGGGAGCTGCCGAACCCGGCCAATGGCGCACCAGTCGAACACCGTATTTGCGGGACGTCATGGATTGCCTGTCACCATCGTCCCCGGTGGAACGGGTGGTGGTGATGAAGGGCGCTCAGGTTGGGTTTTCAGAATGCGGTAATAACTGGATGGGGTATGTGATCCACCATGCGCCAGGTCCCATGCTGGCGGTATTGCCGTCATTGGATATGGCCAAGCGAAACTCAAAACAGCGGATTGATCCGTTAATTGAGGAAAGTGAAATTCTCTCAAAGCTGGTCAAGCCATCCCGGTCTCGTGATTCCGGCAACACCATTCTGACCAAATCGTTCCCCGGCGGCATGCTGGCTTTGACCGGGGCAAACTCGGCGGTGGGGCTTCGCTCCATGCCGGTGCGGTATTTGTTTTTGGATGAGGTCGATGGCTATCTGGGTGACATTGGAGGTGAAGGTGATCCGGTGGCCCTTGCGGAAGCCCGAACGCGGACCTTTGCCCGGCGCAAGATTTTTATTGTCTCAACGCCGACCGTCAAAGGCGTGTCCCGGATTGAGCGCGAGTTTGAGGCGACGGATCAGCGACGGTATTTTATCCCCTGTCCCCATTGCAAACACATGCAGTGGCTTCAGTTTGAGCATCTGAAATGGGACAAGGGAAAACCAGAAACCGCACATTATGGTTGCGAAGATTGCGAAGGCCATATTCAAGAGCACCACAAGACGTGGATGTTGGAACGCGGGGCCTGGCGGGCAACGGCTAAGCCAGAAAGCGGCAACGGTAAAACTGTCGGTTTTCATCTGTCCAGTTTGTACAGCCCCATTGGTTGGCGCAGCTGGGCCGAAATCGCCGCTACTTGGGTGGCCGCACAGGGCAATGATGCAGCATTAAAATCGGCCAAAAACACAGACCTTGGTGAGACCTGGCAAGAAACCGGTGAGGCCCCGGACTGGCAGAGGATTTATGACCGGCGCATAGCGTGGAAGACGGGAACGGTGCCGAAAGGTGGTTTGTTCTTGACCGCAGGTGCCGATGTTCAAAAAGACCGAATTGAAATCGATGTATGGGCCTGGGGCCGTGGGCTGGAAAGCTGGCTCATTGATCACATCGTGATCGAGGGTGGTCCTGGCGATGCCGGTGCCTGGACCGCGTTAAGTGAACTCCTTGGTCAAACCTGGTCCCATGAGACCGGAGCGGCTCTTCGGATTTCCAAGCTGGCCATCGATACCGGTTATGAAACCCCAACGGTTTACAGTTGGGCCCGCAAGGCTGGGTTCGCGCAAGTGGCTCCGGTTAAGGGCGTTGAAGGATTTAACCGCTCAAGCCCGGTCTCGGGGCCAACCTATGTGGATAGCACCAATGCCGGTAAACGCCTGCGCCGGGGTGCACGTCTCTGGACCGTCGCGGTTTCCACCTTCAAGGCCGAGACCTATCGGTTCCTGAGGTTGGATCGCCCGACCGATGAAGAACGGGCGGACGGTGCGACCTATCCGCAAGGCTCTATTCATCTGCCCACCTGGGTTGAAACCGAGTGGATTAAACAATTGGTCGCCGAACAACTGGTAACGGTTCGAACCAAACGCGGCTTTACCCGTCTTGAATGGCAGAAGCTGCGCGACCGCAATGAAGCCCTTGATTGTCGGGTTTATGCCCGTGCTGCCACCTGGATCATGGGTGCCGATCGTTGGTCGGACGCCCGTTGGCAACATTTAGAAGATCAATTGAATATTCACGCCGGTGATGATCTCTGCGTTGAGCCCGTGGAAGCCCTCGAGGCCCGACATGGTGGTCAAATTGTAAGGCCGCATGCCTCACACCGCCGGGTGATCACAAGCGGATACATGAACAGGTAATACAATGGCGACCACGGAAGAACTTACGGCAAAGATTGAGGCACTGAAGTCTCAACGTGCCAGCGGCGTTGCCCGGGTCAGCTATGACGGCAAAACCATCGAATACCGGGGCGACAGTGAAATCGTCGCGGCCATTCGAGACCTTGAGCGTGAGCTTTCGAAGCTTAACGGCACAGAACCTGTTCGCCAGATCAGAACCTTTTCCTCAAAGGGCTATTAAACGATGCCGTTCTTGCAAAATTTACGCACCCTGTTTGGGCGTTCAAAAATCCGCCAAATCAGGGCGATGGGCTTTGAAGGCGCGCAAATGGCCCGACGCTTGTCGACGTGGCGATCAGGATCTGAAGGGATTAATGCCGCCGTTCGACAAGGTGGTGATGTCCTGCGCGCTCGATCTCGCGATCTTGTCCGCAACAACCCTTATGCATCCAACGCGGCCTCAAGCTTTGCGGCCCATTCCATTGGTGCTGGCATCAAGCCATCCAGCCTGGTCGAAGATGCCGAGCTCAAGGATCGCATTCAACGACTGTGGCTAGCCTGGACCGATGAGGCGGACGCGGATGGATTAACCGATTTCAATGGCCTCCAGTCCATGGCGGCGCGCGCCGTGTTTGAGGCTGGGGAATGTTTTTTCCGGTTACGGTCCCGACGGTCTCAGGACGGGCTGTCCGTTCCACTTCAACTTCAGCTGCTGCCATCTGAGCAATTGCCATTATCGCACTGTGAGACCTTGCCCAATGGCAACGAGGTCATCTTCGGTGTTGAATTCGACAAATTAGGCAGGCGCGTTGCCTACCATTTTCTAAGACGTTCTCCTGGCGATGTTCGCCAACCAAC